TGGAAGAGATTGTTTACAAGGACAATGAACCGATTGGCTATGGTGTGACCATGAAAGCGATCGAGGACTCAGAAGGCAATTCGCACTATGAATATATTTTGAAGTCAGGAGAGTAAAGCATGGAAGATAAAATCAAAGGAGTAACGGAATCGGGATTCGAATTTGAGTTGGACAGAGATGCTCTTGATGACTATGAACTGCTGGAAGCACTCCACGAGCTTGACAAAGGCGACTATGGTTACATTACAGAAGTGACGGATCGACTGCTCGGAGAAGAGCAGAAGGAAAAGCTGAAGAATCATTTGCGAACAGATACCGGGAAGGTTTCTGCGTCGAAAATGATGAAGGAAATTGGAGATATCTTCAAAGCAAGCAAAGAAGTAAAAAACTGATAAGCCTCGCCGACATGATTGCCACAGACGAAGATGCCCTTATCTGTGACCTTGCGGAAACATATCATATATTTGATTATAAGTCGCTGCCGGTTCTTACGGTGGCGACTTTGTCTGTCGGTTTGAGGACAAACAGCAGAATTAAGATGAGGCTGGCAGGTGCAAAGTATCCGCTGGATACCATACTGCTGGCGACAGTAGCGGATAAGCTGTCGAATCTCGTTTGGATGCAGTCGGAGGACGGCGCAAAGGGTATCAACTGTCCTAAATCTATTTTAGCGTCGCTACTGGAAGATGTGGAGGAGAGTAACGTAGAAGCATTCGACACCCCAGAAGACTTTGAACAGGCATGGAAAGCAATGACGGAGGGACGCGATGAGTAAGACGCAATTAGCAAAAGCATACGTACAGATTGTTCCATCTGCAGATGGAATCAAAGGGTCCATTTCAAGCGTTCTGGGGAACGAAGCATCTAGTGCCGGAAACCGCGCCGGTGGTATTGCAGGCAGTAGCCTTGTCTCAAAAATCAAAGGCGCTATTGCGGTAGCAGGAATTGGAAAAGCCCTGCAATCCGCACTGGAGGAAGGAGCCAACCTGCAGCAGAGCACTGGCGGTATTGAAACTCTTTTTAAGGACAGCGCGAGTACGGTTATTGAAAATGCAAAGAACGCATACAAGACGGCAGGAATGTCTGCAAATGCATATATGGAGACGGTTACCAGCTTTTCCGCCAGCCTGCTCCAGGGCTTGAGAGGAGATACTGAAACGGCTGCCAACATTGCAGATATGGCGCTGACGGATATGTCTGATAACGCAAACAAAATGGGTACCAGCATGGAACTTATTCAGAATGCGTATCAGGGGTTCGCGAAGCAGAATTATACGATGTTGGACAACCTCAAACTCGGTTACGGTGGAACAAAGACAGAGATGGAGCGATTGCTTGCCGATGCGCAGGAATTGACCGGCATTGAATACAGCATCGACAATCTGTCAAATATCTATTCGGCAATCCATGCGATTCAGGATGAGATGGGCATCACGGGCACAACAGCAAAAGAAGCTGCATCAACATTTTCTGGCTCAATGGCATCAATAAAAGCTGCTTTCAGTAATGTACTTGGTAGCCTAACCCTTGGAGAGGATATAGGACCGTCACTTCGTGCATTGAGCGAGACGGTCTTTACTTTTGTTAAAGATAATCTTTTGCCTATGGTCGGGAATGCATTGTCAGGACTTCCAGAACTGCTGAACAGTGTATTAAGTATGGCAATAAGGGGCTTAAACCTTGTTGGCAATAACGCAGATTCTTTGATGCAACAGGGTATATCACTAATCAGCGAACTGATTGCTGGTATTGTGTCTGCAGCACCATATCTTGCAGAGAGTGCACTTAGAGTTATCTCATCTTTCGGTAACGCCATTATGGAAACGGATTGGGTGGCAACTGCTGAAAATCTTATCAGTGCGCTAAGAGAAAACTTGGATCTAGCTGCCGGTGAAATTCTTGGGACAGATGGGAATATCGTCAAGTCAATACTGGATGCGATTACGACGAATCTGCCAGCTATTCTCAATGGAGGCGTCGGGATTGTTACTGAAATTGCGAACGGAGTGCTTGCAGGAATTCCTGAAGCACTATTAGCGATGGGAGATTTGCTAAAGTATTTAGTGAGTAGTGTTCTCAAAGCAACCCCCAGTATTTTACAATGCGGATTCACGCTTATTTCGGAATTAGCATCTGGATTAGCGAACAATTTACCGGCAATCGCAACTGCAATTGGCAGTGTTATCGCAGATTTGCTGGCTGAAATTGGAAAGCATTTACCAACCATTTTACAACAGGGAATCACCTTAGTAGGACGGTTGGCGGCAGGATTGATCAAGGGGATTCCGAAGCTGATTGCAGCAATTCCTGAACTGATAGGAAGAATAGGGGATGAGTTTGCGGAACACGACTGGAGGAAAATTGGAAGCGACATTCTTTCTGGCATTGCAAAAGGCATTACGAATGGTGTAGGCGCTATTGTTGAGGCAGCGAAAGAAGCGGCATCATCAGCCCTGCAGACAGCCAAAAAATGGCTTGGCATCGCGTCTCCGTCAAAGGTCATGCGTGATCAGGTTGGAAAATTCGTTCCACTCGGCGTGGCGGAAGGAATTAAACGCAATCTGAACCCGATTTCGAAGGCAATGAACGATATTACCAAAGTGACAACTGGAACGGCCGAGAGTGGACTGAACGCGGTTACTAGAACGAATATGGGCATGCTGGGCAACAGATCGAATAGGGCGAATGTTAATATGGGTGGCGTGATTATCAATGTGTACGGAGCTGAAGGTCAGGATGAAAGAGAACTTGCCGAGGCGGTGGGTGAAGTTTTGGAGGAGCGATATGAGCGACAAAGAGAGGTGTATGCATAATGGGGAATTACTTCATTTATGATGGTCTGAGGTCACCTGATCTTGGGGTGTGGATTGCAGATGGAAATATATTTGGCGCACCCAAGCGGGAGGTTGATGAAATTACCATACCGGGAAGAAACGGGACATTAACAATGGATAAGGGGCGCTTTGAAAATTTTGTGCTGATTTACCGCGCCTATGCGAAGGGTGATGTGTTAATCAACATTGGGGAGCTGAGAAGCCACCTGATGTCTTCTATGCAATATCGCCGACTGGAAGACAGTTTTTCTCAGGATACTTATCGTATGGCAAAATATATCGACGCTTTTGAGGTGAGCAATTCTGATCGGCAAGGAGCAGCATTTGAGATACGATTTAATTGCAAACCTCAGCGATGGTTAAAAAGCGGAGAATATGCCCTGCAAATCACCTCCGGCATGATATTGAAGAATCCGACGCTATATCCTGCACTCCCGCTGATTCGTGTCTATGGCACCTCCGGCACGTTGTACGTTGGAAATACCATTGTACAGCTTAAAACGATTGATGGCTATGTAGACATCGACAGCGAGACCCAAAATGCCTATAAAGGAACCGTAAACTGCAATCCCAATATCTATGCTCCGGACTTCCCCCAGCTGACTGCCGGTGAAACCGGAATCAGATGGGAAGGGAGCATTGACAAGGTGGAAATTACTCCAAGGTGGTGGACAATATGATCCCTATTTTGTACGAAGCAAAAATTAAAGATTTTCAAAACAACGGCATTGGACGATTGTCTGATGCCGTTTTATGCGATGTAACGGAAGTTCGAAACGGTCTGTTTGAATTAGAAATGCAGTATCCGGTAGACGGAGCATATTTTAATGAACTGACAATATCTGCGCAGATTATGGCTAAACCGGCTCCGGGACGGGAGAACCAGGTATTCCGCATTTATAAAATCTCGAAGCCCTTAAAAGGCATCGTAACGATCCGCGCCGAGCACGTAAGCTACCAGCTGTCACATATTCCGGTGACACCGTTTACCGCAAGCAACGCAGGGGCGGCATTGTCCGGACTGAAGGAAAATGCCGCAGAGGCGTGTCCGTTTGAGGTTTGGACGGATAAAGGCACGGAAAGCGCCTTTTCGGTGACTGAGCCATCCAGTTTTCGATCAAGGCTGGGCGGCAGCGGCGGATCCGTTCTCGATGTATATGGAGGAGAATTTGAATTTGACAATTACGTTGTGAAACTCCACGCGGCGCGCGGAGCAGACAATGGTGTAACCCTGCGTTACGGGAAGAATATTACCGACCTGAAGCAGGAGGAATATATCTCCAACACGATTACCGGCATCTATCCTTACTGGAAAGGCGAGGATGCGCTGGTTACGCTCTCCGAGAAGATCATCAGTGCGGCGAATGCTGAAAAATTCCCTTATCCGCGAACAATACCGCTGGACATGACCTCATATTTTGACGAGCAGCCTACAGAGGAAGCGTTGCGGGCGGTGGCCAAGAAATATGTGGAGCAAAACGCGCTCGGTGTTCCTACGGTGGCAATAACCGTATCGTTTGTCAATCTGGCAGAGACGGAAGAATACAAGGATATTGCACCGCTGGAGACGGTATCTCTGTGCGACACAGTGACGGTTGAATACCCGAAGCTGGGCGTTTCGGCCAGCGCGAAGGTTGTAGAAGCTGTCTTTGACGTTTTGCAAGAAAAATACAAGAAGCTCCAGATTGGCTCTGTTCGTCCGTCATTGGAAAAAACGTTGGCTGACCAACAGAAAGATATATCAGAGAGGCCTTCGGTGTCAGCGATGCAGCAGGCGATCAATCACGCCACAAGGCTGATCACCGGCGCTAAAGGCGGCTATATTATCCTGCATCAGGACGGAAACGGAATCCCGTTTGAAATACTGATTATGGACACTCCGGATATTGCAACTGCCAAAAATGTCTGGCGACTTAATCAGGCAGGTTGGGGACACAGCAATGAAGGGTATGACGGACCATACGAGATGGCGGCCACAATGGACAATGGCTTTATCGCTGATTTTATCAAGGCTGGCACGCTTCAGGGTGTTAGGATTATTGCTGAAAGCGGCACGATCGGAGGCTGGGAGATTGGCAAGGAAGCAATTTACAAAGATATAGTGGACACATCAGATCCTGATATTATCCATCGAGTATACTTTCAGCCACCGGTGTTGTCATTGAAAGATCCCGGGAATACATGGATTTTGTCGTGTCAGAAATCGGAAGATGGCGGAACGACATTTAAAGGAACATTTATTCTGTTCGCCGATGGTTCCGTGAGCCATGGAAATACGTTTATTGATGCTGAGGGTTCTGCTAGGTTTGGAAACACAAGAATATCGAGCAATGGGGAAATAAAATCGTTTAATCCAGTGACAGGCTCATTTGATTTTGGATTAACAAGGCTTGCAACTGGCGAACCATCTATCTATCTGGACTGCGATATCGAAGTGAACGGTATTGCCGCAGAACAGATATCATCCATTGGTGGAGTAAAGAAACCAAAAACAACAACGATTCAAGCAGGCAATTACACGCTAACATTCACATCTGGTTTGTTAACAG